CAAAGGTATCCGCAAGCATACTCACTCTTTACCCTCAAGTTTTACCTGTGACCGCCCTTGGATTAATAGTCACGTTGCCTGTGGATAACTTTGTGGATAACTTTTGGCATGATTCTTGCTTTTGTGGATAACCTGTGGATTTCCTGTGGATAACTTTTGGGGGGTCGGGGGGGCCGTGGGTTTTCCGTAACATTTACAGTACCCTCTGGCATACAAAAAAGACTAAAATTGGAAAAAAAGTATCCTTATGTTTATACCTCTAAGTTGTTGATTTACTTATGTATTCCAAGGGCGGCACTATTGTTGACCATACCTATTAAAAAGGTCACATAGATAGTTATTATTTATTGAACTAAATATCCAAGGGGCGGTCTAAAGTTTATTAACAAAGTACTTGACTTTTGGTTCAAAGTATGCTATAATATAAAGCATAAGAAAGAGATAATTTAACAAGCCTTAAGTATACTTAAGTAGTCTTAGTTATTAAACTTTAATGTATAATCATTAATGTATAATAATAAAGGTTAAGTCTAAGGATACTTAAGATAACTTAAGGAGAGTCCAATGGATAGCGAAAAGAATCCTCCGAAAAGGAGGGGGCGACCAAAGAAATCAGATGTGGTGTCAAGAAAAAAAGGAGCGACTGGTCTATCCAGAGGTCGCCCCAAGGGTGATGCCGCTATCATCAATGAATACAAAAGCAGGATGTTAACGTCACCTAAGTCTAGGAAGGTGTTGGAGTCAATCTTTGATGCGGCACTTAATGACGACCATAAGCATCAATCAGCCGCATGGAAGCTAATAGTTGACCGCATTGTCCCTGTAGGGGCGTTTGAAAAGGATGTTGTCAAAGGCGCAGGGAAGTCTGCCATACAGATTAATATTACTGGTGTCGGTGGCGATACTACAGTAATATCAAATGAAGACGAAGAAGTTTTAGACGGAGAAATCATAGATGGCTAAGTACTTCACTAGGGAAGAATTTGATTGTCAGTACACTGGCAAGAACGAAATGAAGGATGAGTTCATTGAGAAACTAGATGCGCTCAGAGAAGTCTGTGGTTTCCCATTCCATATCACATCGGGCTATCGCGCCCCAGAACATCCAATAGAGGCTAAGAAAAAAATTGCAGGAACTCACAGTCAAGGCATTGCGGCAGATATTAAAGTGGACAATGGTTGGGAAAGATTTGTTATTGTTGAAGAGGCGATTGGCTTGGGATTCACAGGCATCGGAGTCGCTTCTAGCTTTGTTCATGTTGATATTCGCAGTGGTGACGATACAACCCCTTATGTGATGTGGACATACTAAGTGGCTATTAAATATATCCATGTCAATCAGCATAAGATTCGTTCCAATAAAAAAAATAATGAGAACGAACCAGTTATTACTGTAAAAGAAGGTAAAAAGAACACTTATGGTCATTCAGTAAAAATACATGGCGAAAGTGAAATACTTTATGGTGGTAACGATAAACCTTTATTATCCTGCGGTGCAAGAGTAGTTATTAAAACAAAAGCGGATGTAACAGTTGAATGACTGAACTCAACGTATCGCTCCTTCCTTGGCAACAGGAGGTCTTTGAAGACCCTACGCGGTTCAAAGTCATAGCCGCAGGTAGACGGACAGGTAAGTCACGATTAGCCGCTTGGATGTTAATAATAAGAGCATTGCAGACGGAACGTGGTCATGTCTTCTACGTTGCGCCTACACAGGGACAGGCTAGGGACATTATGTGGCAAGTCCTGTTGGAGATAGGACATCCTGTAGTACAATCTAGTCACGTTAATAATTTACAGATAAAGTTAGTTAATGGCGCGACCATAGCACTCAAAGGTGCAGACCGACCAGAAACCATGCGTGGTGTCAGTCTTAAGTTCCTTGTTATGGATGAGTACGCTGACATGAAGCCAGAGGTCTGGGAGCAGATACTTAGACCTGCACTGGCTGACCAAAAGGGTGATGCTTTGTTCATTGGTACGCCAATGGGTAGGAATCACTTTTATGACTTATACCAGTATGCAAGTTTATCGGAAGACGATACATTCAAGGGTTATCACTTTACTAGCTATGACAACCCCCTGTTAGACCCAGAGGAGATTGAGGCGGCTAAGAAGTCAATGTCAGCCTACAGCTTCCGACAGGAGTTCATGGCATCATTCGAGGCGCAAGGTAGTGAACTATTTAAAGAAGAACATATTAAGTTTTGTGAAGAAGAGCCAGACCGCGGTGCGTACTACATTGCAGTCGATTTGGCAGGATTCGCTGATGTGGCTAAAGTCACAACCAAAACTAAACGCCTTGACCAAACGGCTATCTCAGTGGTTAAAGCAAGTGAAGAAGGTTGGTGGGTCGCTGACATCATTCATGGTAGATGGGGTGTGGAGACCACTGCGAGAAAGATTTTTGAAGCTGTTAGAGATTATAGACCAGTGGCTGTCGGTATTGAGAAGGGGGCGTTAAAGAACGCAGTATACCCCTACCTCAGTGACTTGATGAAAAAGAACCAAAGATTTTTTAGAGTTGACGAACTGACACATGGTAATAAGAAAAAAACGGACAGGATTGTTTGGGCGTTACAAGGAAGATTTGAACATGGAACTATAACGCTGAACAAAGGAGCATGGAACACACAGTTCTTAGATGAGTTGTTTCAGTTTCCAAACCAGATGGTACATGATGACTTAATTGATTCGTTAGCCTACATAGACCAGTTAGCTAACATAGCTTATATGTCAGATTACCAAGAAGAAGAATATCAACTATTAGATACATACGCAGGGTACTAATATGCTATACGATGATAAAGACCAGTTTGTACTGGAAGAGACACTGGAAGGTTGGGTAATAAATAAATGTCAAGGTTGGCGTGACCACTTTGAATCCAACTATGCAGATAAGTTTGACGAATACTACCGCCTATGGAGAGGACAGTGGGCGGCAGAGGATAGAACCAGAGAGACTGAACGCTCTCGTATTATCTCTCCTGCACTACAGCAAGCAGTAGAGTCATCCGTTGCGGAACTAGAGGAAGCCACCTTTGGGCGCGGTAAGTTCTTTGACATTGAGGATGACGTTTCCGATGCAGAGAAAGGCGATATAGCCCTTCTACGAGAAACTCTAACCAAAGACTTCAAAAAAAATAAAGTGCGTAAGGGAGTAGCTGAGTGCCTTATAAACGCGGCTGTGTTCGGAACAGGTATTGCAGAGGTAGTTCTGGAAGAAGAAAAAGAGTTTCAACCTGCAACACAACCAGTAATGGGTGGGGAGTTGACGGCAGTAGGTGTGAACATCGTAGACATGACCTGCGTAAAGCTACGACCAGTAATGCCACAGAACTTCTTGATTGACCCCCTAGCTACTTCCGTAGACGATGCCTTGGGTTGTGCAGTAGATGAGTTCGTGCCTACTCACTTGGTTGAACAACTACAGGAACAAGGTGTCTATCGTAATGTGGAGGTAGGTCTAGCCGCCCCCGACTTTGACATTGAACCAGACAAGGACTTGTCAGTATATGAAGACTACAAGGTACGTTTAACCAAATACTACGGCTTAGTTCCTCGTTATCTATTAGAAGCGGCACAAAAAGAAGAAGATGTAGAAGTAGAAGAATTGACCGCTGATGATGATAACGGAAGCCAATATGTAGAAGCTATCGTTGTTATCGCTAACGATGGTACACTTCTCAAAGCAGAAGAGAACCCCTACATGATGGGTGACAGACCTATTGTTGCATTTCCTTGGGATGTCGTTCCTAGCCGCTTTTGGGGCAGAGGGGTATGTGAGAAAGGGTATAACTCACAAAAGGCGTTAGACGCTGAAATACGAGCCAGAATAGATGCTCTTGCACTGACCATACACCCAATGATGGCTATGGATGCTACTCGTATGCCTCGTGGTGCTAGAACGGAAGTACGTGCAGGTAAGACCATTCTAACCAACGGCTCACCAAAAGAAGTACTACAACCGCTTAACTTTGGTAATGTAAGTCAAGTTACCTTCGCACAAGCGGCAGAACTACAGAAGATGGTACAGACTGCTACAGGTGCTATTGACTCAGCAGGTATTGCAGGGTCTATCAATGGCGACCAAACTGCCGCAGGTATTTCTATGTCGCTAGGTGCTATTATCAAACGGCACAAGCGTACTCTCATTAACTTCCAAGAATCCTTCCTTATTCCATTTGTAACCAAAGCCGCCCACAGGTATATGCAGTTCAACCCAGAGAAGTATCCTGTGGCTGACTACAAGTTCCATACCTCAAGCAGTCTTGGTATTATTGCGCGTGAGTATGAAGTTACACAACTTGTACAACTGTTGCAGACCATGCAACCCGACAGCCCAATGTACTCGCAGTTGATTATGTCAATCGTAGATAACATGAACTTGTCCAACCGCGAACAGCTTGTACAGGCTCTACAGCAAGCTAATCAGCCTAACCCAGAAGCACAACAGATGGCTATGGCGGCACAGCAAGCACAGATTGAGTTTCAACAGTCACAAACAGCGGCACTACAAGGACAGGCGGTTGAGTCACAAGCTAGAGCGCAGAAGTACCTTACTGATGCACAAGCAGTACCACAGGAGTTGGAGATTGACCGCATAAGAGCAGTATCGGCAAACTTAAATGTAGGTGATGCAGACGATAAAGAATTTGAGAAACGACTCAAAATCTCGGAGCAGTTACTAAAAGAACGTGAGGTAGCTGTAAAAGAAACCCAACAAGGAAACACTAATGGTAACACAGCACAGCCTCAACGAAGTAATCAACCAAGTCAACAAAGCATTCCAAGACCAGAAGGAACGAATAGAGGCATTGGAAGCGGAAGTCCAAGCCCTGCAAGAGTCCCTCAAGGAGGTCAAGGTTAATGGCGACAAAAAGCAAAAAAGACCCAAGACTAGCAAGAGCAGGAGTTAGTGGTTATAACAAACCAAAGCGTACCCCTAATCATCCAAAGAAAAGCCATGTTGTCGTGGCAAAGGAAGGTGACAAAGTTAAGACGATTAGGTTTGGAGAACAGGGGGCAAAGACCGCAGGTAAACCTAAGTCGGGTGAATCTGCACGTATGAAGGCAAAGCGTAAATCCTTTAAGGCTAGACATGGTAGAAATATAGCCAAAGGTAAAATGTCAGCGGCTTATTGGGCTGATAAAGTTAAATGGTAAAACAAAGAGGTAACTATTATGCCAATGGGTAAAGGTACATACGGAAGCAAGGTCGGAAGACCTGCAAAGAAAAAAACTAAATCTAAAGCTAAACCCAAAAAAAAACCAATGAGAATGGGTAAGTACTAATGGCTACTAAGCGTAAGTCCACTGTCAACAAGGCAGGTAATTATACTAAGCCTACAATGCGCAAGAACTTGTTTAATAAAATTAAAGCAGGGTCTAAGGGCGGTAAGGCAGGACAGTGGTCTGCTAGAAAGGCTCAGATGTTAGCTAAAGAGTACAAAGCAAAAGGCGGAGGCTACCGATGAAAGTTAAAGCACCTAATGGTTATCACTGGATGAAGCAGAAGAATGGCTCTGTCAAACTTATGAAACACAAAGGTAAGTTTGTTAAACACAAAGGAGCAAGCCTAACTG